GCGTGACCACACTCGCTCGTTCAGGTGGCTGTTCATACAGTGGTCCTCGTCGAACCAGAGGATAGCGTCAATCACATGGCGTAACTTCCAGTTCTCTCGGTACGAGCGGCCACTGATACTCTCGTTTGGGTGGCCATTTAGGAACACTACGTTGCACAGCTGCGACAGCGCATTGAATACACGTACTAACCAATCAAGCATTCTCGTCCTCCTGCATCTCTTCTAGTTCGTCCATCTCCTCTTGCGACAACGTCACTACCGTAGCTGTATCGCCAGCCACGTAGGCGTACATAGTGATAGCTGCGTTTATGGCAGCCAATCCTGTAGCCACTAAGGTGGCTGCTGCTGTACCAAAGAACAACAGGGACGGTACCACAAAGGAACCTACGACCACAAAGTCCAGCACCTTCTTATTGACAACCTTCATCGTTTCCATTCTCATGCTTATACTCCCTCTCTAGTAATAACTCACAGTAGTGTATGGCCTTCAGGATGTCCTGCTTACCGTTCTTAGTCTTGTGCCTAGTCACATACTTGACGATGTTGATCTGGTCAAAGTCTAAGCCGTTAGCAAACCCGTACTCTCTAGGGGTGATAGCCAAGTCTACGTAGTGTGACCCGCCTACCTGCCGCTTAGTGGGTTGTTCCATCGTAGTCCCCCCGTAGCTGAGAGTTAACCAGCGTTGCTTTAGCCATGTCCATTAGCATATTGGTTGAGTCAGCGTCACCGCTAAGGCTAGCAATCGCCATACCATCAGGTGTTAAGTAGATGATTACTGCCTCCGCTTCGGCGCCATACACCACCTCTGTCTCCTTGGCTACTGTAACGAACTCAGTGAACAGATCAGAGGCCAAGCGCTCCTTTACTTCATTCTTCTTAAAGTCTACTACTTTCATCACTCATCCTCCTTCATTGCTTGCACTTCACGGTTTCTGTTGCTCCCTGAGCCAAAAGGCATTTTGCACTTTGCTGTATCCACTCTGGTATTTGCGGATGCTCGTCTGCTATTGCAGCTACCCATTGCTCCAGTTCGTCGATTCTATCAACTAACTTGCGAACTGTAGTCGAGTTATAAACTGCGTATGCCTCTGGTGTTGATACAGTTTTTTTCCATTGCTCATACTTCATCACTCACCCTCCAGTTTCATGTCTATCGTGTAAACATAAGTCTACAGATATGTCGATAATAAGTAACTTTTTGTACACTTCAGTCACCCTCTTTGACAAACAACCCGTCAACCATCTTGCCTTTACGATCCTTAATCTTAGCAAAGCTGTACTCAAGGGCCTCATAAAGACTAAAGTTGTTACGCGTTGCGATGTTGATTAAGACCACTAAGCAGTCGCCTAGCTCATCTCGTAAGTCCACTTTCTTGTAGTACTTAGGGTCAGCCTCTGCGTCTATGTTGTGCCAGATGTCGCCGCGCAACTCCTCAGCCTCCTCTAGCAGCTTCTTGACCTGCGCCTGGTCGGTTGATCCTTCCAGTAGGTTGCGGTCGCTGTGCCACTGCACTACTGTTGCTTCTAGTTCATCGAATGTCATAGCATACCCTTCTTGTTTTCGTTGTACTGTTGCTTAGTCAGCCCCGTGTCCTTGATGTTCGGTCGCCTGCCCTGCTTCTCGAAGAGGCGGTAGCTGTTCTCAGCCCGTTCCCTCCCGACGTAAGCGCCTAGTAGGTTGTACGTGTCCGTATCCCACACCTCGTGCACGGTCATACCTTATCCTCGTAGATGCCGAGGTAGTCTTCAAACGCCCCGCGGTTGTCCATAATGTTGCTACGCAGCGCCTCGACTAACTCATAGATGTCCACCTGCGCTAGGTCTAACACCTCCTCCATGTCACACCGCTCGGTGATGGTACGCAGTAAGCTATCAACACTCATGTCACACTCTCCGTATCTTTGATCCAAGGTCCATCGGCTCGACGTACGGTAGCCCGTCGATAACCACTCCGCAGCCAATGATTGGTTTTTGCTTGAAGTGTTTTCCGTAAGCAAATGCCATACTGGCGTTGTGTACTCCGCAGCCAACAGCCATTCCCCATACCAGTTCGCGGTCGCTTGCAGTATATGATATCCCGAAGTTGCTGTGATTGTGACCAGACACGGTACATTGCATACGGTTCTTTGCGTCCAGCCTGAATCCATTGACTCCGGTAGCAGTCTCTCCATGGTGATAGAGGACTCCGTCGATCTCCACTTGTTCAGCAATGTCCCATCCATCAGGCATCTCCATGAGTTCTTCTAGCGGCTTGAGGAAGATGCTGGGTTCCATACCTAGCTTCCGGAGCTGCCGTGCGGGTATCCTGTCGTGGTTACCCATGATTAGTGTTAGTTCTGGGAACGCCTCGTACCAGCCTTTAGCGCGTGCCACAGCACTCTCATACTCACCGACTACATTATGGAGCATAGGCTCTGAGTCGTGGAAGGAGAGGCTGTGGTTGTCGATGAAGTCCCCGATATGTACTACTGTGTCTACACCCCACTGCTCGAACGTCTCTTGACAGAACTCTAGGTAGCCGTCTAGTTCAAACGGGAGGTGGGTGTCGCCGATAATCCCTACCCTACTCATTGTGCCTCCTTCTTGGCAGCGTTGGCTGCTCGTCGTGCCGTTGTCTCAGCGTTAGTCTTTATCTGATGGCACGGCTTACACAGTACTTGGAAGTTATCTACCTCGCAGAACATACGCTCTACAAACCCTGGCAAATCCTCATAGTTCTTTAGCGAACCGCATGGGATGATGTGGTCTACGTGTACCTCTTGTGACGCGAACAGTTCCTCGCAGTCAGCGCAGCGGTAGCGTACACCCTTCTTCGTCATCTCCTTAGCGGCGTTCTTAGCGTGGTGTTTGACTGGGTACTTACGGAAGGCATCGCGTAATGCGTTGCGTATGAAGCCGAAGTACTTAGCCTCGGTCCATGTGCCTGTTGCTCTAGTACGTACGACTCTAGGGGGCATCCCACATCTCTCCTTCAGCTCTGCGTATCCACAGGCAGCGTCCCTGTTTTAACAGCCAGTTGTCTATGACTTCATCCTTGTCGTCTAAGCACATTCCCACAGCGTCATAGGCATCGCTGTATACGCTGCGTACATATTCGTACATTTCCTTGGGGTCGTGCATTTCTTGTAAAGGTGCTTTGATGGCTGGCATTACTTTCCTTCCGAGTCTCTTGCTTAGACCGGGGATGTTGTCCGTTGCATCACCTGTAAGCAACTGCGTATAGAAGAAACGGTCAGCATCTTCTGGGCTTACATTGTATAGCATCGCCTCTTTGCTCCTTGTTTTCCATCGGTAATGCCAGCCGGGTATGCCATTAAGATCTTTGTCTAGCGTAGCGATACCATGCCCGTGCTGCACTGCGTCTATGCCCATCCTGTCGTCTGCCTCCTCACCTTCGATTAGTATAGCGCCCATCTCCTCGATCATGTAGCGCTTCAACTCGGTGAAGTGTTCGGGCTTTTCCTGCTTGCGTGTACCCTTGTAGGGGAACTCGTCATCACCATACTCAGCCCTGTAGTTACCACTGCCCGTCAGGTATATGTCGATAGCCTCAGCGTTGACGGCGTACATGATATCCTGACAGGCGGTGCGGACAGATCGGCAGGCGTAGGCTATAGGGTCATCCTTGGCGGCGAAGGCCACCGCATACAACACTATGTCCCCATCCAAACTCCATTTCATTGCCTTTTCTCCAAATAGTTAAGAGCGCGGCGTAGTCCTTCTGCCGTATCTCCTAGTTTTCCAATGCCTGCGTTACACCCCCAGCATAACACACCTCGAAACTTCATGGTGTCGTGGCAGTGGTCGTATTGCAGGCGGCGAGTAGACCCACACACCTCGCAGCTATCTGACGTAGCCATCCGCTCTTTGTAATCTTCGGGTGAGCAGTCGTACTTCTCGCGAAGTTGTGAGGGGCTATGAGTAGACTCCCCTGCTGCTATCCTTTTCTTGTTTCTAGTCCGTGCCCATGCTGCGTTGCAGTCCTTGCAATACGAACTCGTGGCATAGGCTCGTTTGTTTGTGTGACAAGCGGCACAGGGAAGGTTAAGGTTATCAGCAGGGTGTCTACAGCGCATCAGAGCACTTCTTCTTCAGCGCTGCTCAGTGTAGCTTCAGGCTTAGCCAGCTCTTCGACAACCAGCTTGACGAGGTGTGCGCCTACCCCTGACTTGTTGCCCGGTGCTGTCCATGCGTAAGTCTTAAGAGTAGCACGTACAACAGAACCAGCGCCGATAGCGGTAGGTGCATCCTCGAACGGTGTCTTACCGTCAGCCTCGTACAAGATGCCGTACTTGCCGCTGTTGTCAATAGGGAACTTAGACTTACACTCGATGAAGTCACCTCGGTTGTATGCGTCGTCCTTGTTCTTGACTGTCATGCCCAGTTCTTCTAGCTTCTCAACGGCTGGTCCACTAAGGTTACCTAGTTGGATGCTATATTTCTGCGACAGCTGATCTACTGTGGTCAGGTTAGGGAAGCTAACTACTGCGCGTACTGTTACCATGTTGTTGTCCATTTTGTTACCCTTTAGTTTGTGTTTGTAAGGTTATATTCTACCGCATTACTGCCTAGATGTCAATGAGTTTCTGCCCATGAGCCACCTATTTTAAACTCTCCATCCATGGGGCAGCGCACATCTAGCACACGGCCTGCCTCTCGGATAGAGTTACGGAACACTACACCCACACGTTGTGCGTAAGCGTCCGGTACTTCTACTTGGAATTCATCGTGTACCTGCGCGGTGAGCTTGTACGGGTATCCGTAGGCCGCTAGTTTAGACGATGCGATCACAAGCGCTTGCTTCATTACAATGGCTCCCGCCGACTGCAAGAGGGTGTTAAGGGCCGCGTGCTCACTCCTGACACGAACTTGCCGTCCGTCGAGTCCGGGGAGAGAATTGTTTTTCGCAGCGATCCGTTGAACTTTGTTAATGAGATTGGCGAGGGCGGGGAGTCCGGTGAGGAATCGTTGCTTGATTCGCTTACCTTGGGCTGCGCTGCCTCCGATGATTGATCCGATCTTTTCGTCGCCTGCTCCGTACCATGTATTCAACAGGGTTCGCTAATCCCCTGCCCGTTCTATTATGAACTGCTACGAGTCGCCTCGCAGAGTAGACTATATCATCACCCGTTTCTGGGTGCCATGCGCTTCCACTCGCTTGAGTGTACTCTACTTCCTTCCACCGTTAGGTGTGGTTTCGATAGTCGTTGCACCTTCCTAGGACCGTGCGCTAGTTACATAAAGTGTTTAGCTGTTATAGCTGCACACATATTTATGAAGTCTTGGTTAGACATATTAGACTTAGCGTCGTTACATCTCCAATGTACCCACTGGACATTGTCTTCGACGTATCCTTTGCTTGAGTCTATTCTGTCAACAGACGCAGAGCACCAGTCTGTCCCAATGTATCCTAGCTCACCTCCGCAGAGGGCGCAGCATTCGTCTTGCTCTTCCCATATCTGAGTTAGATACGGAGTAGTCAACGAAAACTCTAGCCCTTTTGCGTTGGCGTTCTTTTTACAACCTTGACGCTTGTTACTAATGGTTCCTTTTTTGGTACGTCTGTGATTGTACTGTAGTTCGGTCTGTGTTTTTGTCATGCTAACTCCTTATCTGGAGCGCATGGTCCTAGGCTTGGCTCAGGATTGTCTGCTAGAGAGTTCCCCTGAATTCACATGGTTTTACTTCCTCTACTATGTCAAAGGAAGGCGTAGATGAACGTCTTGGCATTGTCTCTGGTCGGCAGTCCTGCCGCCTCCTGGTTGTAGGTGTGGATGTCACCGTTAAGTATTAAGTCGGTGTATGCTGGGTCATTCATGTAGTGCGCTAGCATACGCAGCTCCAATCCTGACGCGTCAATACCGACCAGCTTGTGTCCCTCTGGCACAGTGAAGCAATCCCTGTACAGCGAATCACTGGGTATCTGTGCCATGTTAGGGGACGAGTGTGTCATGCGGCCAGTCACTGCACCGCAGGTGTTTACACGCCCATGTATACGCCCGTCATCCCCGACCGCATCAATCCACGAGCGGAGCATTCCCACCCGCTTCTGAAGCGTAAGGTATTCTAAGACTGCTGCTGCCTCAGGGACGTGAGCATTGTCCTTGAGCGTAGTCTCATCGACCTTTGGCTGACCCGACGGCGTTGTCTGTTTCCAAACAGCACCCTTTCCAGTAAGTCTATCTGCAACTTGTTGGCGTGAACCGACGTTGAATACAGTAACCTTGTCTTTGAGCCGCTTGCCTGTCTTATCACTCCACCTCTCCTCTACTATGGGTGGGAAGGTTGACTGTAGCTCAGTCTCTATGGCAGCCATACGCTCGCTGTGGTCACGGTACAGTCCGCAGGCAGTGTCGAACTTGAAGCCAAAGCCATTGTCAACCTGCTGCTTTGTGAGCCGTGCTACGTCGTGCTCTATTGCTAGACACTTGTCACTGAACTTGTCTGCTGCTAAGGCTGCCGTGATGTGCTGGTAGACATCCCAGTTAGCACGGCAGTCCTGCAAGCAGTAGTCGATCATCTCCTGTGTTAGTCCGTTGTCGAAGTCTGCGAGGGCGAAGTCGTCCTTGAGTTCCTTGCCTGCTCGTAAGGCCCAGGCTCTGAGAGAGTGACCGCCTTCGATACTAGGATCATAGACGCGACCCAGCAAAAGAGTATCAGCAACGCCCCTATGCCATTCAAAGTCCCAGACATCACGCAGTACCGGTAAGTCGAAGCCGATTAGGTTGTGACCAACCACCTCGGTGACCCCGCTTAGCGCTGTATGTAACTCCGCTGCTGTGAAGCACGCAATACTCGTCCCACTGTGCGGATGATACACGCCCGCCATCCATATCGTATCGTGTGCTAAGTTTGTCTCGATGTCTACCACTGCTATCGACATATTGGATTGTCCTCTCCATGTCTTGTCTTTCGTTGCGCTCTACTATCCACCTACCCATACTACTCATACTGCAACTCCATCTGTTTATACGTACGGTGCTTAGTGTCCATTGTCCACGTCGCTGAAGAAACCTTATCACCATAGCGATTAGTGTGTGACTTTATGTTCGGTTCTATCACATACCCTTCGTTCCTAAGCTCAGCTATGCGTGCTGTTACATTCATGATTCCAAGCTCTGTCATTGCCTGCTCTCTAGTGAGTGCCTTACCACTGCTTAGATATTCTAATACTTTCTGTCGCTGATTAGGTAGTCTTGTCATAATGCTTTCCCTTTGTTGTTGTACCGTAAGGCTACCCTACGGTTACACTAATAGAGTAATTCCTTAGTAGTGTTTTCCGTAGAGTGCCTTAAAGTAAGGTTTTATTCTATCAGAAATCTAGCAGGTAGTCAAGCAGCTGATCCAACTATTTCGCATTGGCCTCCAGTACAAGATAATTCCTGCGTCCCAGTGAGTGTATCCCCACGCTCGAAGGCAGGCAGTAGGTCCCAGTCAACCGTAGGCATTGCCTTAGTACGCACATCGAACTCAGCCTTGTCGATCTCCTGGTACGGTGCCTGTCGATAGGTACCGTTGTCGTAAGGTAGTAGAGAGATACCCGACATCACCTCCCAGTTGTTCCAGATCCATGAGCACACGTCGAAGAACTCATCGTCCTTGTAGTAGACGGTGATGCTTGGCTTGTGTTCACACCAGTGATCCTGATACGCCTTCCATACATTCAGCTGACCAATCGCACCAGTCTTATCGCGGAAGACGGATGTCTTGGGCGCCTCGATAGGGAACGAGAAGATGGTAGTGGTGTCTGGCTTCATGACGCATGGCTCGTGTGGCACACCCTGCGCAATCAGGAAGTCAGTCATTGGATCTTTGTTATCCTGCCGTACAGTACGCACATAGTAGCGTGAGTAGTTCGGGTGGATACCGCTGGCACATAGGGCTAGCTGGCTCACAGTGCCGCTTGGCTTGACGCAAGTGATAGCCGCCGACGCTGGGATACCTAGCTGTGTCGCCCACTTAGCGTTGACACGTACGGCGTGCTCGCGCATCTTAGTGAGCCACTCGGTTAGCTTAGCCTCCCCTTTGCTACCATTGAGCACTGGATGATCCATAAGTCCAGTAAGTGAGACCCCTAGTAACCTCTCCTCCTCACAGTTATCCCGCCATACCTTACGCAAGTAGCGGAAGTCTGTCAGTGTAGACTGCAACGTGCCGAAGATGGTGGCCACGTCTACCTTCTCAAGCAGCTGCTCAAGGGTGTCAGTGGAGCGCAC